TTATTATATCGATCAGTATATTTATCGGAGAATTTAATCTGAGTCGGACAAATATAAGCGAAGTCGTAATCGATAAGTTGTTTTGCTATATTTTGAAAATCAGATATTGTTCTCATGTTCACTAAATATATGGATGGCGCTCCATAGTTTTTAGCGATCGTATATGCTTGATATAAATCAGAATCTTTACCATATTCTTCTTCGACTTGTGAAAGTAAATCGAATTTCTCGATCTTACAAGTTTTATTTGTATATTCGGAGTTGCCGATAATTAATAAGCTAGTATGCTTATCTTCCATTATCTAAACACCTCCGATCAATGCTTTAAAGTTTTTCATAAATGCTTCTGGATTTCGTTTATAGTCGACACCATTAGCTTCATAATAAACACAGTCCATAGTATTAGAATACCAGTCCATTACATATGTAACGTTTATAATTTTATCCTTGAAGACAATAATGTCTCCTGGGAAAACTGGAAATTCATTTCTAAGATAGATATCGTAACCACGCATTAAAAATAATTTATTATCAGCACTATCTGTCGAGAATAATGGCTGAATGTGTGCACGAGCTTCTCGTATCGTTATTTTATGTCCAAGTCCTAAACAGTTTTCACAGAATGGATCACCGTGTTTTGAAACCGGGTCCATACATGTACAATTAATATGTTTATTTGCTTGAATTAACCATACAGGAACTTCCATTAATTGGATTAAACCATTAATGCGTTCATCGAGGTTTTTCATTATGTTTTCCTCAATGCTTTAAAAGAACGAGATAAATTATCTAACAAGTCTGTCGGGAATGTATGTAACTTACGTTTTTCAGTATAAGAACGTTTTCCGACACGAGGTTCAGCTCTACCCATAGTAAGATATGTAGGATCGACAATTAACTTTTGGAAAATCTCCATCTCGGCTTTAATCATTTTAATTAAATCAGATAAAGATGGAGCTCCACTTCCGCTAGAACTAGAAGAACTAGATCCACCAGATTCAGTCGAACCAAAACTAATATTACCGATATGACCAGAAATCTTACCGGAAGTAGAAGTCGTTACAGCATGTTTACTAACAAGACTTAACGTTGCTCTTAATTTACAAAATTGTTGTAAAAGATAAGGTAAGTCGGCTCTATTTTCATAACCAGGAATTTGATCTAATAGAAACTGTGCAAACCGACTTGCTTCTTTTAATGCGTATAAAACTTCTGTATCACTAGCATCGAATACATTGATTAGATAATTAACGTCGCCGAGCGTATAAAAATTACTAATTTGTTCTGATGCTACCGTATAGACTTTATACTTTAATACTTTTTTCCCGTCGACAGACTCTAATTTTTTAATTCTAATTTCGTATAAAGAATCAGGTTTAGTGCCACCGACAGGTTTAAGTTCTAAACGATTACCAAATATCGTATACTCAAAAGGCTCTGCCATTAGAAATCCTTTCTGATGATTTCGATATTTTGTAGAATACCTTCATCTTTAATTTCGGCATCGAATTCAAATACAAATCCGTCATCTGTACCTTGTCTAGGACGTTGAAGGACTTTTAATTCTTGAATAATTACTGGTTTAATATCTTGATCGGCAGGAGTTTCGTCGACTACGACGCCAGGTTGACCAGCAGTTGCTCTTGTTATAACAGTACCGTCTGCTAATTTAATAGTTGTCGCCGTATTATTAGCATTGCCGTCTTTCATAATCTTTTCGATTGTTTCAGGCGTTAATGCTGTTGTCGATGTATTCCCCGATGCATTTACTACTTCATTAGATAGTCCTAAAGAAGTAGCGTCGTTAATTTCGTCTTTTGTCATAGAGCCAGAAGGCGTAGGATTTTGATCGAGATTAACTTTATTATTATGCATATTACGTTTGTAATTATATGGCGCCCAAATAGATACTGGATCTATTTTATGAGGATTCTCTTCGGCTTTTTCAAGTCGATCTTTAATACGCTCAGGGCCATCATAAGTAAACGTAGCCAATTCAGACCATACACCAAATTCACCGTCTTTTTCGACACGTACTCTAATATAATATTGTTGTTGTTTATTTAATTTAGGAAAACTAATCTGTTGTTTTTCGACTACTACTGTATCTATTTCAACAGGGTTAAATAAACTATTATCTGCAATTTGGAGTCGATATTCTAATACAGGTTTTCTTCGTTTATCTCGAAGTATTTCTTGCCATTGGCAATTAAAAGTACCATCGACTAATTCATGATTAGCCGGGCTTAAAATTCTTACGTTAGAATAAATACTTGTATTGAAATATACGTGTCTAATTAAACTAGATTGTAATGGTGCACCAGTAATATCTTTAATCGTTCTGTTAATATCGAGACGATATTCTTCATTTGGAAGTACGTCGTCCAATACAGTAATAATAACTAATTTTTTACTTGTACGATATTTTAAACGATAAATTTTTTGTGATTCAGCATGAACCATAGCGATTGTATCGCTATTAATAGTGTCTGGATCGACATTGCCAGTAAAGAAAAGTTTGATTTGCTTTTCAATAGGATTAACGGCCATGTCGACCAAAGCAAATTCTTTAAACATGCTACACCTTATTTACTAGCTTTTTTGCGACCACGTTTTTTAGGTTTTTCTTCGGAAGTTTCTTCAGTAGTTTCTTCTTCGTTAGATTCTTCAGGCTCAACAGAAACTTCTTCTGTAGTTTCTACTGGAGCAATAGTTTCTTCGGCTTTCGCTTCAGGTTCTACTTGCAACCCTTCTTGCCCTTTTTCTTGCAAACCATCTTCAGTCACCTCTTCTTTTTTAACTTCGGCAACAGGTGCTTCTGTTTTAACGACAGGAGCTTCAGCAATAATACCAGCACGCTTAGCTTCTTCTGCTACTTTTTCTTTAGCCTCTTCTGGATTAACGAAACCAGAGGAAACAATATCATAATTAGTAGATTTAACTAATTTACGAATAAGTGGAGAATATGTACCTTGCTCTGCTGGAAGGATTCCATATACTAATACTAGACGACCCATGCGAACGGATTTACGAATATTAGTTAAATCCATCTTTTCATGGATGAAACCGTAAGGCTCTTTGCGAGATAAACGCATACGAGACAAGCGATCCCAATAGCCAGTTTCTCCAGAGGCCAATTTAACAATGGCAATTACTTCATGTTGTTGTTTCATATTATATAAATTCCTTTTATTTAAATTAAAAAGGAGGAGCTCCGAAAAGCTCCTCCAGTTAACTACTATTATTCAGTTACACGAACAACAGTTGGACGTGGATAGGATGGCATTGCGGAAATATTTTTAGCAACTGCGATACCTTTACCGTTATCCATGATGCCGATACCATAGCGTTCTTTAGCTTTGATAATACGAACATCGATTTCAGGATTAGTCCATTTTTCAACGGACAAGTCTTCACGTTGTACGATCGCACCAATATTGTTGCGGTCGATAACATACATATCAAATGTTTTGTTTTGTTTGTCGAATTTAACGCGTGGGCTCAAGATTACGTTAATTGGCATTGGCAAATTGAAACGTGCTTGAGATTCGTTCAATACGAATTGTTGAGGACCCATGTTGTTAGATAAACCAGCGAAACCACCAGTACCTTGAGTTGTGCCGAATGGGTTAACATTCATAGCGCCCATAGCACCGAATGTTAAGCCTTGACCTACCATTGCGTTACGAGCGAATACCAACCAGCAAAGTGGATGCATGATAACGTCTGTTGGTGTCTTATCATTTGCCATCAATGCTAAGCACATAGACATAAAGTCTTCAACAGACAATGTATTATTTGGCAAGGAATCTTCGCCAAGACCTGTTGTAGCAGCATCTGGGTTTTGAGCAGCCAAAGCATTATCGAATACTACATGGCCGTGTTCGGAGAATTCACGAGCACACCATTCATCTTTATAACGAGCCATAGCGCCACCAATACGGGAAAGGTTAGCTTCCATGATGTCCCAGTAAGAGTCCATGATAACTTCTTCGGAAAGAGTTACTTTAAGACCGATTTTTTTAGGACGAACTTCGATGGAATTGTATTCCAAAGTATTGATTTCTACAGCTTCATCGTTGTAAGCGCCACCTTCAGCAACTTCGTGAGCTTGTAATTCACCGATAATAGGTACTACTACAGTACCATTAGTGTTACCAGCTTGAACTTTAGTGAAGAATGGAGAGATAACAGATTGAGTATCTTCAGCTTCGATCATTTTAGATTCGATGATACGAGGAACCAAATCAACTACGTCTGTTGTCATAATTGTTTCTTTGATGGAGAAATGTTTGTCGGACAAGTTTTGTTTATTTAATTTGCCGACCATATCTTTCATCATGTCATATTTTTTTACGGATTCTGTAATTTTTTCTGGAGACAAGCCTTCTTTTTTAGCAGCTTCAACAGCAGCAGAACGCTTCGTATTAACATCTTCCAAAAATTCTTTAATATTGATAGCCATTATTATGCGTTACTCCTATTATTTTTGCAACAATACTTTAACTGCGCCTACACAGCCGTCCCAATCCATGAATGTAGGAACACCTGCAAGACCTTCGCGAGTATAAGAAACTTTCACATCAACAGTTTCTTTAGGACCTGCTTTAATAATAGCGTCAGCTGCAGCACGATCTACAACTTTAAGACGAAGCAAGTTATCTTCTGTATTATAGTGAACTACTTCGAATGCATTAGCGATTAAACCACCTTTTACTACAGGAGTGTAAGCAGAACCGTTAATGGAAATTTGAAGTGTGCCAGGTTTTACAAAACGATCTGGAACTTGGAAGTTGAAATCTAAGTATTCTTTACCAGCTTCAGCAGCATGCATTTGACCTACGAGAACGTCTTTGAGTTCAGTAGATGCAACATTGCGGCCATCAGTTAAGCCAGGAATACCGATATATTCATATTTAGCACCCATACGAGAATCGTAAATGTCCAATTTGTTATTGGAAGCATTCATGTTCAAGTCATGGTTGGAATACAAGGAATTATATTCGTAGTTGTCCATGCCACGGAAGTAAGCATAATCTTCGTAAACATCTTCACCACGACGGTAAGAACGACCATAACCATCAGCTGCATATTGAGCTAATTCTTCTTGATCGCCAATAGCCCATTTCATCCATTTAGTGGAACCTTCAGGAACCAAGTTAGGATTTACTTCGTGTACTTGACCGATAACTTGTTGACGTTCAAATTCAACTTCAGCAGGAGTCATAGCAGCAAGAAGAGTTTCGTCGGACAATGGAGATTTAACGACACGGCCGTTTTCATCAGATTTTACTAGGTCACCAGGCAAGAATGCGCCATAAGCACTACCCCAAGGGTTTTGCTCTGCTTTATCTTTAAATAAGAAATGAGGCAATTCTACCATTACGTCAGTTTTAATAGCACCAGGAGTCATACCGTTCCAAGCGTTTTCATCACGAGTAGCTTCGTTACGGGACATGATACCGATAGGCACGTTACCAGCACGATGAGCCATAGATGGTTTACCGTTTTCTTTTAAAAGACCAGTAACTTTATCTTTTTCTAAACCAGCATCAGTAGCTAAAGCACGAGGGCCTTTACCGCCAGCAAATGGTTGATAGAAATCAGCAGTATAAGCTGCAGCATTTACTGGAGTCCATTCAACATCGATGTTTTCCAATGGTTGACCAACGCCGACAGGAGATACAAGACCAGTAGCAGCATTATAAGTATCGCCAGCTTTACGCAAACGAACAGGGGAACCGCCGTTAGCAAGTGTTAATACGTTTAAGAAAATTTCAGGATTTTCTTTTGCAGATTTTACGTCAGGATCTACGGCTACGATACGACCTTTTGGAATAACCAATTGATTGTACATTTCAGCGTAGTTATAACGGAAAGCAACTGGCAAACGAGAATCCAACCAGTAAGATACGTTAGAAGTGTCATGGTTTGCAGTGTTCAAGCGAACTTGAGTACGTGTTACACGACGTTCTTCATTATTGAAAGCTTTGAAGCCAAGGCCTTTGAATACTTTACCGTTAGAACCAGTGGTGAAGCGATTAGGGCCTTTACTAAGATCAAAATTAGGCATTGTAATAGAGCTCCTTATTATTTAAAATATTTGTAAAGATCGGATAAGGATTCAGTTACTTCGACAACTGGCTTAACCTCAGTTTTCTTTACAGGATCTTCGACTTTGGAAGTGGAAAGTTCAATTGTTTTAATTTTTTCTTCCAAGGATTCTTTAACGGCTGTTACATTGTCTTGTAAAGCTTTTTCGCTTTCAGAGCGCAAAGTTTCAAGACCTTCTTTAACAGTTTTTACAGAATCAATTGCTTCTTGCAATTCTTCTTTAGAAGATACAACAGCTTGAAGTTGTTCACGAACTTCATTTTTATAAGCTAAGAAATCAGAAGCTAAATTTTTATAATCTTTTTCTACTTGTTCTTTAGCTTCGATAAGCTCTTGAACTTTAGCAGATAATTCTTCGAATTTAGTATCTTCGGATTCTTTAACCTCAGTAGGTTCTTCAACTTTAGCTGGAGTTTCTGTTTCTTCAGCAGGAGCTGGAGTTACTTCAGCAGACTCTTTTGCTTCGACTTCTGCTGGAATTACTTTAGGTTCTTTTTCCATGTGTTCTTTAACGACAATTTTATTGCCGTCATGTTCTCCTTCTAATGAGCTAATAGGAAGAACCGGTTCAACTTGAGCCGGCTCTGCATTATCATCATATACTTTAATATTCTTAGCATATGCATCAGATGGAACAATAACGTAAGATAGCTCTTTAGGTTCTAATTTCTTAAAATCCCAATAGCACATCTCGCCGTCATATTTAGTTCCTCGAGCATGCTCACATAGACCGTCGTTCGCTAAATCTTGTCCACAAATAGAACAACGAACTTCGTCGCCGCGAGCGCCAATGCTTACAGTATCTAACAAACCATTTTTAACTTCTTCTTGAGCGTCAGGCGTTAAAATATCGGCAGTTAATACTAATGCTTTCGTACCAGGTAATCGTTGAGATTCCTTAATCTCGGCATTAATAACGCGACCGATTGTTTCACCGTCTTCGTCGTTATGATGTTTAATAACTGGAATGTTATAAGGATAAGTCCATTTATGCAACGACTCTCTCATTGCAGATTCGTAATAACGTGTATCATTACGAGTAGCATACGGATAAAAATGTAGTGCTTCTATTTCCACTTTTAATCCTTTAGCTTTAACGTTGTTAGATAAAGAATGAGAGTGTGCGACTGCGGACTCTTTTACGTCTACAGGATTAAACCCAAGATATTCACGGAATTCCATGTTTATCCTTTCATTATAGGCTTAATTGAGCACTTACAATATGGAGTGTAAGCTGGAATATCTTCGATAGTAATCTTATCGATATCGAAATGGGTCATGCGGCCATTTTGATGATCGCTATTTTCGAATTGAATTTCGATTGTTTTTACACCGTCGGTTTTACATTGTTGAACGTAATTCCACCAGTAAGCTTTCTTTGTGAGATAATCACATAAGAATCTTAATCGATATTCCGTTTTCGAAAGTTGATTATCGATGTATATTTTATCTTTATTATTTTTTGTCGCAGATTTTAAATCTTCGACTATCTTATTAATTTTTTTTGAAGAATAGTCTTCAAATGAATCGACTATCGGATCAATTATCTTTCCATTAGTTTTATTGTTCGCATGTGAATCGTTAACACCACGCCTTGCGGACTCTGTCAAATGTTTATTTAACTTTTTCAAGAGTTCGGTAACTACAGGCTTTGTAGAGCCACGACTCGCCAATATATTACCTAGTCGATTGTAACTTGCGTGTATATCGCTAAAATTTTTCTTATAATCTTTAATATTATCTTCTAAAGATTCCTTCATTACGAATTCTTTCGCAATCGGATTATCTTGAATTGTATTTTGATTTTGAGGATTTGCATCGTTCGAGAAATATTTATTCGGAGTCGATTGTTTCTTTTTCCCGTTAAAGCTACGTTCATCTAGACCGTCTTTACTTGTTTGCTGAGTCGGTTGTAATTGCATTGTTTCTTTGGACGTTTTAATAGATGCATCTGCTTGTGCATCGATTTGTTCTAATTGAGATTCCAATGTGACTTTAAATGCATACATGTCCGTTTCAGATACTTCGTTATCGAAGCCAAGTTCACGACGAGCTTCATCAAGAGTAATAACGTTACCTTGATATTTTTGAATCGTATGAGATTCAACTTTAATTTTTGTATCGATCGATACTTCGTTAAAGTCGAAGAATACATAATCGTCTTTATTAGTTAATGGATTAAATCCACCTTCTAGCAATAATTCAGTAAATAAATATTTTTCGATAAAAGAAGAAATTACATTCTGGAACGCTTTTACTTCGTCATGCATTAATGCTTCCGTATTGTCGGCTGAGGATTGTCCACCACCTCGACCCATCGAAGATTTTGAAGCATTGAGACCGGTAAAAATACGTTGCTCCATATACGATAAGAAATTTAATAAATCGTTATCTTTCATATCGGGAGTAACAGACATAATTGTCGTTCTTTCGTTCGTTACGATAAAGCCGTCATTAGGCATATCTTGGAAAGCATTTCTTGCGTCGTCAATTTCTTTTTGAGTAGCATATTGACCTTCGGCTGTATTACCTACTTTTATATGCAAAATAGGAGTGGCGAAACGATACAATATCGTCATAACCAATCCTTCAGCTTCCCGCAGCATAGATGCATCCTCTAGAACGGTAAACATTCTAGAGGTGCCATACTCGGCATTATTCATTTTGTCGATGTACAAATGAATTACATCGTTCGGAGAATATTCTTCTCCATCGATTAGGTAATGATCAATTCTTCCATCGTCTCCTCGCTGCACTGTGACATTGCAAGGATCTGCTAAGAATAAACCAGAGATCGAACCGCCTTTATAAATTTGATCTGCTTTAACTCCAAATTTTTGCGTATCATTATCTCTAGTTTTAATTATATACGAATTTGAGAAAGTATACAAGTCTTTTGCAATAGAAGTTATTAAAACATAAAAAGGAATTTTAGAACGAAATTCTATAATACGCAATCTATCATTAATATAATCAGCTGCGGCTTCATTTTTAGATTTAATTTGATACCCGGCTTTTGTAATAAGCTGAGAGAATTTTCTAATTGCTACCGATAAATATGAATCGGTAAGAATTGCATTTTTAATTCTTTCTAAATCGTATGTGCGAGAACCTGGATTAGATCCTCGTCGATTAAACTGACCAAAAGCTATTGCCTTGGCCTTAATAAGATTCTCCTTGACAGTACTAACTGCTCTGCCAAGGACAGAATCTTTTTTCTTTTTGGGCTGTTCAGCCTCATAAAAATCTGATATTTTCATTTACTTTCCTTGTAATGAAATGAACCCGGCATAATTTGTCCAACCACCCATTTCGTGGAAGTCGCTACCATGAACGCCTTTATTTTGTGAAGATGAGTTACCATAATAACCGCCTTGTCCGTCGGCAATAACGACATGGTTATAACCTTCCGCATCATTATGATATACTATTATATCACCTTTTGCCGGTGTTCCACTAGTCACATGTTGTAATCCGGCAGCTCTAGCATTTTGCATCAATACGTCGACGTTAACGGTTCCTTTCGATAATTCATCGGCTAAGAATTTAGAGAAATAGGAACCGAACTTCGTAGCAAATTCTACGCAGCCAACTGATCCATTTGCCATAGTAGAACCGACCAAGCCAGATGCAACTGCTTTCGTAAAGTCTGTATCGATAACTCCAGTACCTCCGCTACCATTTATAATTCTATCAGATAATGAACCAGGTTTCAAGTTACCATAATTACCGGTACTCGATAATCCATTAGCACCAACCTTACCAGGATCAGGAGCTAAATTATTTAAATAAAATACTGGATCTGGTTCAGGCGTTTTTTCGAACGGATTAATACCGTTATTAATTAAAACGCCTTTAGCAAATGCACTATTAACAGTTAAATCGAAAACGTCTTTCGTTAATTCTGTCGACGACATCAATAACTTATTATATTGATATACACTATTAACATACTTCTGATCGTATACAGCACGATTTTCTCGCAAGAAATCATTTTCGTATTGACTTAACATTGTCGGACAATACGATAAAAATTCATGATTATAATATTCTTGACGAGTTTGCGCAGCCGCTTCGATTGCGCGCATAAACTTAATTAATTCGTCGGATCCGTATAACTTAGCCATCATCTTAGCCTTCTCACGAATCATTAAATCGTTACGAACAATACTGTCATGTGCTACTTTACATTTTTTGCCAGATACAGTTTTAACGGCTAAACCATCGAATACTAATAATAATATCGTTAAATCTTCAGCTCCACATAATTGTACAGCATGAAACATTTTAGATAAATAATCTTGAAGATAATCTTTTAACTTATCGATCCAATGTTTCTTAATGCGAACCAAGTTACTCTTTGTCCATCGATATACAAGTTTATCGATCTTCTCAGATGGTTCCTGTTTAATATCGACAATCGGAACGTCAGGGAACCCAAAAGGATCGTCATGATTAGGTTCTGGTTTAGGAGCAACCGGTTTTGGAACCTCGGGAACTTTAGGCTCGACCGGAATAAAGATATTCGGATCTTCTGGCTCCGGAGGAAGAGGAGTTTCCGGATCTGGAGGATCGATACGGACAATCGTATCGGTCGTAATTGTTACAATCATCGTCTCGATAATTGGCCTAATCTGAATCGGAAAGTATGGTAACAAATTATATACCGTCTTTAAATCGGCTAATAATTCATCGACTTCACTTTTCTTAACTTCTTCTGATGGTGTCCAAGGAATAGGATCGTTGAACACTCTAGAAGGAATTTTTTCAAAAGTAGCGTCACTTTCATAATGTCGCTTAGGTTGTATATCGGGACGATAAATAATTTTATTGTTGTCTTCCATATTTTCCTAAAATAATGTACGACTAAATTTATTTCGTGTATGAGATAATCTTCTAGATGGACGATCGAACGATTCGCCTGGACCTAACTTTCTCCAAGCTTCATCGGAAGACTCATACGTTTTCTTTTTATCTTCCCAAGGATTATCTAAATCTCGTTTTTCGTATGTCGGTAATACAGATCCTCTATTAATAGAGTATGCTATATCATGAGACGCCTTTTTAACAAGTTTAGTTAATTCAGGGAAATGTTCTACGAATGCTAAATAAGCAAGTCCTAATGCGTCGACAAAGTGTTCGTTATTACTATTATAAACTGGAACACCAGCCGCCGTAATTTTTTCGACACGATAGTCGATTAATTGTTTAAAGATTACATTATCGTAAGGACTCATAATTAAGTTACCACGTTCAATAAGAATAGACAACTGATTTACCATAAACGGTTTCAAGTGTTTCTTTTCTAAAACGCCGGTAACAGGATCTTGAATATCGATTTTTTCTGAGAACATCCAGCCCTTAACTTTTTTATCGAGTCCTGTTTCAGGATGTTGTTTACCGTAAATCTTTAAAGATTCCATCTGATACTCGCCACTCCCCCTATCTATATAGATATAACTAGGATTATAGATAGCGTTCATGTCAATAATTTTTTTCACCGCTTTATCAAATGTGAATTCAGAGGACTCAATTTCGGTACGATTAATAATTCTAAATTTATTAAATGAAGGATCATACTCTAACACCAGGATCGATGTTGGAGCCTGACTTTTGTCCCATATTTCAATTTACATTGTATTCGCTACATACAATATGCTTAATATTACTATTAAGATTAGACTATATCATTATCCTTTTAAATAAAGGATACTTTCCGCTTCGGGCCGCTTGGCTCTACTCTCTTTCAAGATAGTCGTTGAACGTTTCTTATTAAAAAAAATAAGATTTCGCTGCTGATTGTCCTATTAGGATGTCCCAGCAATTCAAAAAGTTTTCATTTGTTAATTACTTAACAAAGGGACCGGGATTAATCCACGCCCATACACCTGAATGGATTCGGCGTATATGTTCTTTTTCCAGGAGGAAGAATATGAACTTTTTTTACATTAGAATCGTCTAAGTCCGGCCAAACCGGCTTATAAAATTCTTTATCGAAATAAGTATAATTATCTATGCGAGTAGCTGCTTCTAATTTATCTTTATCAAATACACCAGCATCTTCTACACCAAATTCTGCCAATACTTCATGAGTATAAGCATTTTGATCGTAAGTATTTCTAAATTCTTCCTCCATAGCATCTGACCACATAGGATTATGTTGTGTCGGGTGATAGTGTTCATTGACAGTTTTGTTACGATTGTAATCGCTACTTACAACCTTCTATATATTACTACATAGCTCAGACTATATCTTTATCCTATTAAAAGGACATCTTCCGCTTCGGATCGCTTGATCCTACTCCTCACCACGAGGATAGTCGTTGAACGTCTCTTTAAAAAAATTAAAGATTTCGCTGCTGATTACCCATAAGGGCGTTCCAGCAATTCAAAAGATTTACATTTATTAATTACTTAATAATGGGGCCATTGTTAAGTTTTTTGTTTTTACGATTAATATCTTTATTTAGATGAATCAAATAATTATCATGTTTTCTAGTCAAATATATTGTTGAATCTTTATATAGATAATCAAGAACTTTTATAAAAGAATCTCCATATATTTTATAATAATATAAGATATTTCCACTTTCTTTTAATGTTGGCTTAATTTTATATTCTTTTATATTTAATTCTTTTTCTAAAAATAATTTAATTGATAACAATATATTATAAGACATACTACAAATAGCAAGAGTTTTATCTTTTATACCACCAATATATCCATCTCCATCAATAAAACCTAGAATAAAGTGTTTTATTAATTCTTTTGAAACAGTATTTGGCAAAACTTCTTTTCCTGACTTATTTGGAACAATTCCATGATAAATTAAATCTTTACATATTTCTTTTGAAGAAATTCTTAATGAATATCCTTCTCGAATACTGTCTTTAAAATGATACAAATCAGCAGTATAATTTAATTCTTTTGCTAATTTTTCAATAATATATTTATCATCTTTTTTTAATCTAAATTCAAAAGAATAACAATCTTTGCTAATTCCAAAGTCAGCCATACCAAAACCAAGATAATATGCTTTTATTTCAGAATCAATATTTTTAAAATAATCAATATTTAAATTATATTTTTTATTAAATTCAGGAGTGTGCTTTAAATTAAACTTATAACACCATTCAAGCATCGTATCTTTTTTATATCCTGTTTCTTTAGATATAGCAGATAAAGAACCATTAAATTCTTTTAATTTTTGTTCAAGCCAAGCTTTATTTCTATAAAGTTTTTTATCATTAAAAGATATATTATTTTTATTGATCCATCTAGAAATAGTATGATTATCAACATTAAAATAATCTGCAATTTCTTGAACTGTTTTTGTCTGCAACATATCTAACAATATTTCTTTATTTTGATATGGTTTCTTTGAAGTTTTTATTAATCCAAACTTCTTCATTGCTCTTCTAATCGTATTTTCTGAGCAATTATAATCTTTAGCTATTTGAGCTACAGATTTTTCTTCTAATTTACTTCTCAATTCATCTTCATTAATCATAGTAACAATTCCTTTTATTAATATATGTAAAATAACTACAATTATATATTACCATATATTGGATGGAATTGCTATAAAAAACCTAATTTATTTATTTTAACCCGAGTTCCTTCTTGGTACAAATTTCGTAGAATTTAGATCGTCGACCAGTCGGTGTAGAAGAACAAGTTAATCCGATAGTGTCACGTTCCATACAAAGTGCGTATACAGTGTCGAAGTCGCCTTCGCCCATATAATCCATTTCATCCATTGAAATCCAGTCACTTCGCCATCCACGAATTGATGCAGCACTCATACCAGATCCAGCACCTGTCGTGAATCCGACAATTTTAGAACCATTTGAAAATTCTATCAAATAAGGATTTGTTGTCGATCTAGTTACTTCTTTTTTGATAAGAGCAGAACTGTCGATTTTTTGACGAATATTATCAAAGATCATTCGAACTTGTGATTGATATGGCGTTACAAACATATGAATAAAATTCTTACGAGTAAAAACATTATATAATGCTTCGACTACCATCGTTTCTGTTTTACCGGTATTATGTGAAATAATATCGTTAGCAATAAAGTTACGATAACGTGGCACAGATACATCATATGTTTGTTGTTCACCGAGATATTCGATCGATACAACTGGATCCCAGAATATATCGCCATTAAGAATATCTTCGATCGATTCAAAACCTAAATGCTCGGCAAGTTCTTTTGCCTCAGCCTTATTGATAGTCTTGGATTCTAAATATTCTTCGAGTGTTAATCGCCCTGTTTTTAAATATTCAAAATTAGTTTTTCCTAATTCATGATATTTTAAATAAGATAAAAACATCTTATTAAGTTTATCGGTCATTGGCTGGAACTTATATGAATAATAAACAGAGAACATATTCTTATGGGAATGATTTTTAATTCGATTATATTTCTTCTTGTCGACGAATCCTAAAAAATAAGAATTTCGTTCTTTAACGATTTTTACGACGATACCGAATCGCATTAATAAGTGAGCTAACTGATACGCTAGCTGACCTGATTCAGAACAATATAATCGATTGATCGGAACTTCGTCTTCTTCTTTATACGCATCTTTAATTAGTTCAGAAACAAAGATTGACACCGATTCTTTATTTAAAGAAAATACTTCTTTCGGAATTGACTTGTCAGAAGACGTATCTTTATTTAGCTTCTGAGCCATTAATCTTAATTCTGATTCTTCGATAGAGTCACTACCGAAATAATTAAGATGCATCGGAATAGCGATATTATCGCCGACCGTTAAATCTTTTAATTCTAGCCATCCTAATTCCGTTAAGAATGGATGGTTATCGGTAGCATCGAATGTGCGACCAGTATTTGTCGTAATACGATATACCGGTTTAATACCGTTATCATATACTTTAGCATTCGACGCTATTTCGATTTGATAATTATCGTCGAGAGCAAGAATATTAAATTCTTTATTCTCGTCGAATAATTGTTTTACAGTTTTAAATAATCCTGTTTCTGGATCTTGTATTTTAAGATTACCAGTTACACAACGACGGCCACATCGGAATACTTTACGAAGACTTCGATCACGAAGCATTTCGGCCTGATACCAACGTGGAGTCCAAGGGGCATATTTATCTAAATCAATATTATAGATTTGAATAAATGATTTTGCCCACATAACTGGATCTCGTTTAATTACGACTAGCTTTCCTTTTTCACTGAGCTTAGTAAAATCTAATCTTACTAAGTCTTCCAAAGGCATTGCCATTAATTCTTTTACAGAATAATCTTGTTCTTGTTTCATAATTTTTATTTATGGAATGCTTTACCTTCTTGACCCATCATAGTCGTTTGTAAACTATATTGGGATTGCTGAGCTAAGGCCATTCCTGCCTGTCTCATAGTTGCATATTGTTGTGAATTAACTGGATTAGTCCAAGAGAATGGACGATAACTTTGTTGCATTTGCTGACGACCTTGCTGAGCTAAATCGTTAGCAATACCGACTAAAGCTGGTCCACCATAATAAGCAGCTTGAACTGCCATACCGGCTAATGGGCCTAACAATAAATCGGTACCCATACTAAAAGCAGCATCTTGTATTGCGTTAGCCTTAGTACCACCTTCGTCGAGTGTATCGTTATAAGTCCAGACTGCGTTGGCAGTCGCTAAGCCGGCATTAATTTTATTATCCCAAATTAAGTTACCGGCCGTGCCCATGCTTTTAGTAGCATTACCGACATGTCCGACAGCAGATTTTACATTGCCAGTTAATCCTTTTAAAATATTTAAACCTGCCATTATAATGTACCTGGTGCTTTAATATTGTTACGTCTTAATGCAAAATTAATATCGCCAGATGCACCCATATTATCGAATGCATTTTGTGGTGTTAATCCAGAACTAGCCGATACAACAGGATTAACGGTACCGACCGAAGCGATATTCGCTGTCGACGTCGGCTCCATTGCTGCTTCGATCGTATTATTTGTTGCACCTAATGCAGCAGCACCACCTAATATCGTAGCACCGTATCCTGTTAATTTGTATCGATCTGGAATAGAATAGTTATCCGGATTAGTACTAACAAATTCTTTATTAACTTTAAAGTAATCGTTGGCGCCATCTTTAATAGCTGGAACCGTATTTCGCATAGGACGATATTTAGAGCTATAAGCTTCGACTTCTTCTTTAGAGTATTGACTACCCATATCTCCGAGAACTGTTTTTTGTTTCTCGAGATTAGAAACTTGTCGATTAATAACTTTATTAGCTCCACTCGTTATAGCGTCGTCTGTTTTTCTAGCGATATAACCGGCACCTTCGATAACTTTTTCGCCGGCAGTTTTTACGCCTTTAGCTATACCTTTAAGCATAATTAAATACCTGGGATGCCGATAATATTAAATTCGCCATTCTTATCACGGTATAAACCGCCACCAGTAGCGACACGATAAGCAACACTACCAGCAACAACACCTTGAACACCGAGACGTGTCATATCGTATTTAGCATTATCTTTATAAAATGCCGATAATTCTTCTTTGGCAGCTTTAACGACTTCTTTATCTTCGCTACCCATACGTTGAGCAAATTCTGGCGACATAAACTTATTATCGAACATAGCTCTAGACTCTTTATTTAAATAAGAATATTGTAGGGCCTGAGATGTATCGAGTCCGGCAGCCCTACCTTTGGCCATTTGACCTAATGTATAGTTCGGACTAATAATTCTTTCGACAGAACCAATTTCGTCTAGGTCGGCATTCATATTATTAACGAATGTCTTCATACCTTGCTCAAATGCTGGAGCACCGGTTTTACCGATTTCTTTAGCGACTGCATTTGATCCAAAAGCTAATTTACCGACTTCGGCTGTTTTACCAAATGCACTACTAATTAGTTCTAACGCATTATTCACTTTCGCCATAAGCGTTTAACCTCGAATTTCTTTCTTCCTCGATTTGTTCTTGTGATAAGAAGAAATCAGGATCATTAAGACTATTAATGAGGGCAGTGTCATGATTTGCGTCGTCGACATTGTTACGAATTTTATCTTTTCTAGTCGCAGCCAATAACTCAAATACTTTATCGCGTTTTTGTACGAGAGTCGTATATAACTCAATACCTTTAGAAATCATTGGTTGAGTTATTTCTTGACCAGTTTCGGTAATGTTGGTAACGACATCGATAACAGGATCATAATCTTTATTATTGATATATTGCATTGCCCTTGAAATCAGGAGGTCTAATGTAATTAATTCATGTACAAGAACATTATCGGTATAGGACGATTCATCGAGATTAAATTCTTTTTGATACTGCATAAATTTTTGAGCGATTAAAGTCGTTTCACAAATACATGGTTCGCCGACTTTAACGAGTCCTGCTTTGTGTAAAGGATCATTTTTATAAATACAATTTTCGCCTTTACATAAGATCGGCATCTTAGCATAGATCGCATGATCGGTTGCTAACATATGCATAGCTTTATCGAAGATGATTTTACCTTCTTCGCTATAGCCCCAAGAATTATAATCTTGAACGAACTTATCCATTTGCTCGATAAGCTCTTGCTTTCTATTAGAAAGTTCTTTTTTTGACATAAGGAATATCCCTCCTAATGCTCTATATTACCAGCATTACGAACTTTCTTGATTCTTTCCATAATATCGTCGACAGTAATTTCTAAATTTTCTTCTTCACGGTCGACAGATTTAATAGGTTTAGACTTGTCAGGCTCTGGTTCGCCTTGATTTTTCCAATCGATCCATGCTGCCATTTTATCGGCAAAATCTTTAGCCGTTACTACTTTATTATATAAATTATAATAGATATGCATTAACGCTTCAATTTTTAATGGTTCCATAGAGTCTTTAATGAAGCCATAGATATTTTCTTCGACTTCATTATCGAAAGACAAATCAGCTAATGTCCATACTGGAGTACCGTCGTTTTCATAATGGAATTCAGAGATGACGACTTCATGAGTTTTTTTATCTTCTTCAGAAGCAATTTGATTACTTTCGTTTAACGTAAGAATTTCGTCTTCTTCAAAGATATTATTAGCACCGAATTGAGGAATGTTAAATAAACCGTATGGTTCATATGCATCTTTTACAGATTGTAAATACGGGCCGAATTCTTCTGTTTCGATAAACTCTTCGTCGAAGAATGGAGTATCGAGCTTAAATTTATGAAGTTCGTTCATAAAGAATAATACAAAGTTTAACTTATACATGTTAAGATCTTTGTAATCTGTGCATGCACGTTTGCATGCTTTAGTAAGATTGTTAATCATGTTTAACCTTTCTTGCGCAGCAAAAAAGACGATATAATAAATAAATACATCGTCTTAATTAAGCATTATTAAATTCCAGTACTGCCAATACCGCCGATGCGTTCACCGTCTGCATCATCGTCGTCCGTAATTAAAAACTTATGGAATACGCCTTGAGCAACACATTCACCTTTTTTGATTCGCACGACATCATCATTATGAGATAACAAACCTAAAGAAATTTCACCTTCGTTAGTTTCGTTATTATAGAAGTCGCTATCGATAACAGCGACACTATTAATCATACGTACACCACGTTTAAATGCTGCAGAAGAACGAATATGAAGATATAATACTTCATCGTCTTCCATAGCTGCTTTAACGCCGGTCGGTAGTACATATAATTTGTTAGGATACAATTCAATGTCTTCGATAGCAAAGAAATCATAACCTGCAGATTTCTTAGTTTTACGTTTAGGAAGTTTTACTTCCATATTTTTACATCGAGATACTACTTCAAATTTTCTCACTTTTATTTACCTGCAATTTTATCTACTTCTTTAGAAATCTCGTTCATTAGCAAAGTTAATTCACTAACGGCAAATTCTTTTGAAATGCATCCATTATTATATAACAGTGCATATGCCTTAACATGATCATAAGATAAATCAGAGCAGAATTGATCGACAATCTTTTTATTTGGCCAATCTGTATCTAAGATACTATACACAATCTTATCTTTAGGATCATCCAAAAAAATTAAGATTTCGTCAGGAGAATACGCTACGTATTTCTTCATTCGATTTCCTTTCGCTAATTAAAATATATATATTGTAATTATACTTTAATTATACACGATTTTTTGATTGTAAGCAAATAAAGGGGAGAAAGGGAGGGAACGGTGCCGCGAAAGCGGTACCGGATCCTCCCAAATGACTGAGCATTAGTGCTCTTCTTTGGATTCCAACAATCTTTTTGGAACGCATTCATCAGATGAAACAATCTTTTGTTTTCCATCTTTAACATATTGGATGTCGATAGCCGTATTATGAATATCGACAAGACCTATGAAGACAGCCGGTTTTTTGCCATGCAAAATAATTTCACCAGGATGTACCTCATTCCAATTAACATTCATTATCTTCCTCGGAACTTATTGTATAAGAACACTAATACATATAATAAAGTAACGACAATGAAAGTATAAAATACAGTTATCAATTGTCCGTTAAATATATTGTATTGTGCTTCAACTATTTGTGATAAACTAATAGCTAAAGATAATACGAATAAGTAATCTTTCATGGTTAACAAGTCGTTAAATAATTTTCGAGCTCTTCAATCGTTTTGAGCTCGACCTGTTCATTGATCCCATCAAATGCTAATACAACATCTTGATAAATATCGAAATACCAAGTTACGTTATTTTTCTTAGCGATGACGCGAGTACAATGACCTTTTTCAGAAATAATAGGAGATTCAAAACATTCAATAATTTTATTTAAAGCTAATTCCATTATTTAAATTCTCTTTCTTAAAAGAGTATGCATACCGTGGGTCCATATCTCTACGTATATTCCGACTCATTATACCGATATGCATACAGTCTTTTATATTACATACAAAATTATCTTCTTATTCTATATTTATCATTTGAACTATAAATTCTTGAAGCACCTGGATTAGGATTTTCTAATATTTCTTCAGACAAACATAAATCTTGTTCAAGTAAAACTAATGCAGCTGCTATAATTTTAGCATAAGGATATTGTTTTTTTGTTCTTAATTCAGCCAAGAATGGAATATTTACCAATCTTAACTTAAAAGAAACTTTATTACAAGAATCTTTATGAATATCTGTATCTATATCTATAATGTCTTCAATATCATAAGACTCTTGTTCAGTATATTCTTGCAATAATTCAATGGCTTCATTAATTATAGATGTATTTGTTCTTCTTGAAGTATATGCCAAATTTCTTAATCGATCATAAGTATTCTTATATAAATACCAATTTACTGTCTTTGATTTGTCAACATATGTTGAACCTACAGGTCTCCCTAGTTTTTTTGGCTCTTTCTTTTTAAAGAAATTTTTTATTGATAATAACATAAATTTCCTCACATAAATTCTTTATATTCGTCAATAATAATTTTATTATCTTTATATATCACTTTCCAAATATTTTGATTAGAAGATCCTTTAAATTTTAAAGATGGATCTTTTAATTCGTCGATAAATTTACCGTCGACTAAAGCATCGACTAATTTTAATAACTCAACTTTTTTAGGATCCATGATAATCTGATTGATCGTATATCCAGAGTAACACCAGATATCTTTATTTTTAAACCATTCTTGATCTTTTAAATATTTACTAATAAAAGACACAAGACCATCGACATTTTCAAATGGTTCACCACCTAATATAGTTAAGCCAGATACTTGAGGATGTTTTAAATAATCGACAAGTCTATGCGCCGCCACTTCATCGAATAGTTCTCCAGCATCATGATCCCAATATTCTTGATTGAAGCAATTGAAACAATGATGAGAACATCCTGTTACGAATAACGTAGCTCGAATACCAGGGCCATTTGCAATATCGTATTCACGAATTTGTCCATAATTCATTATTTTTCAACTACTTTCAATAAGCCATTTTCGCTTCGTACAGAGATATGAGGGACTTCGTAAATTTTAGCTGTATGATGTTCGATAATGCAACCACGATATTGATTCCAATCATCTAAAAATACTGCTAAATCGGCATTCGCTAGCATCTTAATAGAATCACCAAGGGCTACTAAAGGTTCTTTGCTTTTATTTTT